GGGTCTCTTGGGTCTACAAAAGCAATTGTGTTTCCAAGGTCAACTTTTTCGTAACCTTTGAACTCTGCTGGGGCTTGGAAAATAACCTCGCCCCCACGGGTAACAATGTCTCCAGGCTTAAGAACACGCTCTTCTGGTTGCATGGACTTCTGGAACTGCATCAGTTTTGTTGCATAGTCCATACCCTCTGGGCCTAAAGCACCTAGAGCAGGAAGCAGAGACTTGTTAATTTCTACACCAGTAACGCCAGGAACAGTTGTCTTGTAGTCCTCGTAAGTCTCTGTCGGGATAGTAGTAGGAACCATACCCTGTTTAGGCTGGAACAACTGACCGGCAATTGCTTGAATTTGTTGCTCACGTTGACGTTTTGCCAAAACATCTTTGAGTTGCATTGATGTCACGGCTTCTTTAAGCGTCCTGTCAAAGCTCGTGTCGTAGGCTTCCATAGCCCCTAAACCAAGTTGACCTAGTGCTTGCGCATTGCTTACTGGGCGAGCCTGTGGGCCTGATAAAGCAGCGGCTTGGAAGATGGTACTAAGCAGACCACGAGTAAAGGCTTTTTCTTTTGCGCCTTTAACGTCAACTCCTAGAAGTCCAAGAATGTCCTCGTTCATATTTACCTCAAATCAATGTGGTCGGTCGTTGAATTGGTCGCATCTCTAACAGAGACAATGACGGATACTGAACAGATCCTTGCGGTTGGATCATTCCTCGTTGCATAGGAGGAATCTGAGCGGTAGGTTGTCCAAGAAGGTTTCTTATTGAGTTAGCTGTTCTTAGGGTGTCTACAGCAGACCTAATGTTCATTGGGGCTTGATAGCCAACAACATCTGCACCTAAGACAGCCGGTGTGTTAATAATTGAACCCGCTTCACCCAACATAGGAACTGCGCCAGCAGCAGTTACACCAGTAGCACCAAGAGTTCCACCACCGGCTGCGCCAGTAGTTAGGCCAGTTCCACCGCCCATAGCGGCGAGTTCTGGTGCGGTTGCGCCTGCGGTAAATCCCATACCAGAAGAACCAGCGGTTAAACCAGTTCCTAGTGCCTCTCCGGCAGCAGCGGTCTCAGCAGCAGTAGCGGCAGTTCCTGCTTCGGCTGCTCCAACTAAAGCACCAGAGTTTGCTAAAGCGGCTCCACCGGCTACAGCACCCACGGTATACCAGCCACCAGGAATCTCTTCGTTTACAAAGTCGTCGACATCAGCACCTACGTCGCTAATGGCTGAGCCAACTTCGTCTAGTGCGTTTGATATTGGGTTATTTCCACCCATTTAGGTCTCCATGATCCAAGTGTTTGGTCGGGCGTTGTACTTCTTCATCACCCGTTGCCAGCCCAGTCGGTCTGACTGAAACATCACATTCTGACAACCGACTTCTTTTGCATACCAAAGTAGATGTTTTATTCCTTCGTCTAGGTCGGCTTCTAGCCAGACGGCCCAGGCAAAGAATGTCTTTTTGTTATGTAACTGCCCAACAAAAAAACCCACCACTTCTTCGTTCTCTATCCCTAATACACATATCGCCTTGCGGTTCTGGATGGCAGAGTAGACATCCTCTGGAATCCAGTCCGCAGTAGGCGTTTTAAGTAAAACCTTTTCTAGCCCTGGCTTTATTTCACGCCAGTAGTTCTTGAGTTCTTCCGGTTGTAAGACTTTTGGTATCACATGAACCCAAGTAGACCGCCTAAAGCACCACCAGCCAACCCGTAACCGGACGGGCTTGTGAGACTAAATGGCGTGTTGCCCAAGAAAGATCCCAAAGCCTGACCACCGAGGTAGCCAAGTCCAGCACCAGCCACACCGCTCATCAGTTGGTTTTGTGGGAGTTGGGTAGTCTGCGTGCCATAAGAACCTAGAGGCGTTCCGTAGACTGAAGACAGATAGCTCGCCAACTGCTGTTGCGGGAGTTGTTGTTGGAACTGGAATCGAGCCATTTGCTCTTGTAGGGGCTGGGCAGCAATAGCCTCACGCTGTGCGCCAATCTGGGCCAACTGCTGAGATGGGATGAATTGCTGTGCATAGAACTGGGGAGCCATAGCACCCAAAGCGGCCTGTTGACCTAGTGCCTGCTGCTGGAGGCCACGCTCACGGGCGTAGTCTTGGTAGGCAATGTTAGTGGCAACGTCACCAATGGCACGAGAAGTGGCTTCCTGGGCCTGAGAGATAGCACGCTCCTGCGCACCAGATCCATAGCGACCAGCCCTAGAGAAGGCCGACTGGAGGGCAGGAAGGGTGGATTCTGCGAACTGTTGCTGGAGAGGACGAGTAGCGGCTTGGATAGCGGCTTGTTGGTAGGGAGAACCCTGAAGGAACCCACCGCCAGCGATTTGTCCAATACCACCCAGAGCCTGTTGGTAGGCTTGCTGACCTTGTGCAAACAGAGGAGAACCGGCACGAGCCAAGTCTTCCTGCTGTTGCAGGGCGGCTAGAGTTTGCTCACTAGGAGAGACATAAGTCTGTCCCTGGAAGAAAGTGGGTTGGGGGCCGGTAAGAAATACCTCTTTAGCCCGCTCAAGACCCGTGGTTAGATACGGGAGTAGAGCTGGGTCAATAGACGAGGTTGTGGTCTGTTCAGCCATATTGTTATCCTATCACGACATAATCAAAGGTTTTGCCTGCAACAGAGTTAGCAGGGTGTGTAATTACTGCACTTCCATTCGTTACCGAACTGATATACGGATTCACAAAAATATCGGTTGTGTAGCCGTTTGACGACAAGTAACTTAGCGTTGCAATGACAGACGGAGTGGCTGGTCTAGTTGGACTTGTTTGAGTTGGAATCTGCTCAATCGTTACTGACGTACTAGTTGTAGACCACATGATCTCTACATAGTCATTCTTGGCCATAGCAAGAAAATAGTTCAAAGCCGCAATCAAATGGCCATCTATTCCACCATGACTATTAGGAACTGAGAACTTGCTATTAGAGCCAGGAAGGTCAGTCCCGTTCTTCCTAAACCAAACGTCTACGTCTTGAATCTGTGTATCTGCGTTTGCAAACTGTATAGAGAACTGCAAGTTGTAGAGGCCAGAATAAGTAACATTTAAGCGACTGTTGTTACTTAGCGTTACGCCTTCTGCATAGTCCGTGGTGTTGTACTTCACCGCATAGGCAGTTGTCGTGCTAACCGCTGACTGGTCTGTTGAGTCCTGAAACGCCCCGTAAGGGAAATAATTTGTAGAAGATATGTTAGTTGTCGGGCTTAACAAGATAACGCTATCTACACCAATTCGAGCATCCGTAATCGTTGTAGTTGTAGCACCGCCAGTCGCTAGGGTAACGGAACCAGTGTTGTTGGTCTTGCCGTTCATAATCCCGTTGACGACCTCGGCCACACCCCGCTGGTCAGATCCGAATGGCGGTAGAACTCTAAACATTACCGACCGCCCGCAGGTTGAATCTCGATGTCCACCCCAATCGCAGTAGTCCAGTTTCCTGTAGGTTGAACCCTGAGACGGTGATATTTGCCTACAGCCCGAATGCCAACCCTGTTCTCTGAACTAGGTGAGGTCTGCGTGCCAAAGGTAGGCGTTGCGCTCAGAACCAGCCTTGATGCCACAGCAACACTTGCAGACCCGTTGTCTACTAGGGGTTTGGCAAGGGTAATCATTGCGTTCTGGCCACCAGACTGGATGTCCTCAGTCTCAATCGTTGCGGTCTGGTTAGAGCCAGAGAAGGTCACAATCTTGGTTCCCGTAACGCCGCCCAACTGTAGTTTGCCGCCCTGCCAGAACCGAGAGTCTAAGGAGATGTCCAAAGCGTCAATTGAGGCAGAGTAAGTATCTACACCCTCTAAAGTAATAGCAGGGGTTGAGTAAGAACCTAGCCGGTCAATCGTGGTGTCAACAAAAGCCCATCGCTTAGTATTGACATGGTAGACCAGAAGTCTGTAAATATCTCCGGCGTTCCTGTAACCCCACATTACGAGGTTACGGATAGGGTCTACCGCAGTAGACATCTCTGGGAAACTGGCCTCGTTTGCGTCATTAAAGAAGAACCGGTCTACCTTCTCAGCACCGATACCTACGACGTTTTGTCCGTCACAGGCATAGAAGCCGTCGTCTCCAAGGAAGTACGTCACACCCTGCCATTGAATGACAGAGTTGGGTTCGTAACACCCAAGGTTCCGAGAGATGTTGTCAAACTGGAACACAAGCGGAGATCCAATGTAGCTCATGCGAACAATTGATCGCTCAAGCAGAACTAGGCCAAACTCACCACCAGTGATCCCTTGGATCTGGCCGCCATCAGGAATGTCCTGAAAGTCAGACTGAGTAACCGCAGAAGAACTCCAAGTCGTAGGATCGTTAATTCCAGACCACTGTACCCGACTGTTGTTGTTGGGTTGCCAACCTGTGACCACAAAGTCTCGAACTACAGTAACGTGCTTGACTGTTGGCGCACCTGCGTCAATGTCGGCAAAATTTCCCGTTGTGGTCAGGTCGTAATACTGGAGTTTTTGCGCCCCGTTTGCAGCGATAAGACTGTTACCGAACTGGGTGAACTTCCATACATATTCTGAGTTATAGGTGGTTCCAGAGACGTTATCCATAGACAAGTCTGCTGCGTCCAGAAGGAACAACTTAGTGGAGCCACCTGCGAACACTTTGGTATTT